GGGGTTCAAAGTGATTGAGGGACAACATTTTAGCACAGACGGTCGCAGCATATCCAATCCAAACCGGATTTGCAAGAAATTATGGGGAAGATTCGGAAATGTTAAATGAGAAGGTCGGCGGTTGGCGGTTGGCGGTTGGCGGGTGGCGGGTGGCGGGTGGCGGGTGGCGGGTGGCGGGTGGCGGTTGGCGGTTGGCGGTGGCGGTGGCGGTGGCGGTGGCGGTGGCGGTGGCGGTGGCGGTGGCGGCAGCCGCGGCGGTGGCCGGCAGCATCCCTGCAGTTCAAGGCGGGGTGGTCCGCCGAGCAGAACTTTCTAGATCTCCTGCTTTTTGCAGCAGAACTTTTGGATCTTGATACTTTCTCCAGCAGAACTTTCGGATCCTGATGCTTTTTCCAGCAGACCAAGCGGCAAATCGCAGGATTTCCAGCATACTGGCCTTCCCGGTTGATTTCCAGCCGGCAGGTCATGCGGATGGGGCCTGTGCTTTCAGGACCGCATCAAAAATTCGCCGAGGGGATCGCCTTGGGGCTCAACGCCACCGACGCCTACGTGGCCGCCTACCCGGCTTCCACCCGGGTGGCGGCCTCACCTAATGCTGCCCGGCTGATAAGAAATGATAAGGTGCTCGAGGAGGTGGACAGGCTACGACTGAAGGCGGAAGAGGCGGCCGGCGGGGTGGTCCTGACGCTGGTGGAGAAGCGCACGATCCTCGCCCAGATCGCCCGGGGTGGGGAGCGGGATGGGGACCGGATCAATGCGATCAAGGCGGACAATGACCTCGGGGGCGATGGGGCGGATGCTACGCTGGCCATCCGTATCGTGAAGGCGTGGGACTGAGCCTATGATCGACCTGCCTCATCGATTCTCGCCCCGCGGCTACCCAGAAGGGGATCATGCGGGCCATCTGCCAGGAGGGCATCAAGCGGGGCATCTGTGTGTGGCACCGCCGGGCCGGGAAGGACAAGACCTTCCTCAACATCATGGCCATCATGGCCGCCCAGAAGATGGGCAACTACGCGTACTTCTTCCCCACCGCGGTGCTGGGGCGGAAGGCGCTGTGGGACAACATCGACGCCAACAGCGGGATGCGGGTGATCGATCACCTGCCGCCGGAGATCGTGGCGAAGACGAACGAGCAGCAAATGAAGATCACGCTGGTCAATGGCAGCACCATCCAGATCCTTGGGACGGAGACGCTGGACGTGGTGGGGGGCAATCCCATCGGGGTGATATTCTCCGAGTCTGCTCAGCACAACCCCATGGCGTGGGACTACATCCGGCCGATTCTCAGGGAGAATGGTGGGTGGTGCATCTTCAACGGGACACCTCGCGGGAAGAATTGGCTGCATGACCTGCTGACCAAGAACGGCGACAACCCACAGTGGTACACCGAGGTGCTGTCGGTGGCGGACACGGGGGCGCTGACGCCGGAGGATATCGAGGAGGAGCGGCGGTCCGGTATGCGGGAGGAGATGATCCGGCAGGAATATTTTTGTGACTTCTCGGTGGGCCTGATCGGGGCCATCTATGCGGACCTGATCGACCGTGCCCGGGCAGAGCGCCGGCTGACCAATGACGTGCTGTGGGAGCGTGGGGCACTGGTATGGACGGCGTGGGACCTGGGTGCGCCGGAGAACACCAGCATCTGGTACTTTCAGGAGATCATGGGCGAGATCCGGCTGATCGACTTCGACAGTGGGTTGAACCTTGGGACGGCGGAGCGGGTGGCTCACATGATCGCCAAGGGCTACAGCTACGGCGGTCACCTGCTGCCTCACGATGCGGAGGCGAAGCAGAAGAACAGCCTGTCCTTCCTCGAGGAGCTCACGGCGGCCGGCCTCGGCAATGTGCGGGTGGTGCCGCGGACGCACAACATCTGGCATGGCATCACCCGGATGCGGGAGGTGCTGCCACGGTGCCGGTTTGATGCCACCAAGTGTGCCCCGGGCATCGCGGCCCTCGAGCACTACCACCGGAGGGAGGGCAAGGGCTACGTGACCAACGACCCGGTGCATGACTGGAGCAGCCACCCGGCGGATGCTTTCAGATACATCGGCGAGGGGATGCTGCACGGCATGGTGGGCCGGGCTGGACTGTCGGCGAACCAAGGACCGCCCCAAGTGAAGATGGCCGGGCACTGGCGATGAGCCCGGCCCATCGAGCGGCGGCGGTGCCGTCCCATGCCGGGTTCACGGCGGATCTGGCGGCCCACCTGCTGCCGGGCGGGGTGGTGGTGTCCACGCCGGAGTTCTTCATCATGGCCCGGCCGGTGCGGCGGGATGCACAGACCGACGACCTGCTCAATCCCTGCCACCGCTGGGAGGATCCTGATGCGTGGATGGTGTGGCTGGCAGCCGGAGACCTGAGAGCGGCCATGGCGATGCTGTGGCCTTTGTTTGGCGGGGGCAAATCTTGGCTTGCATTTCAGACCAGAGGTCAACCGCTGTGGGTGCGGGCCGTTCTGGTCCGTACCCTCTATGGCAAAAGGCAAACCCAACAACGCGAAGGCCGCATCCCAGCAGCGGGCCAGCATGCGGCAGGCCCGGCTGGACAACAAGAAGCTGCTCAAGGACATGAAGAAGTCGGAGGAGCGTATGATGAGCATGAGCCTGCCGGAGATGACGCCCACCGCGGCGGCCCCGACGACCAGCCTGGCTGACGTGGAAGCGGCCGGGACTGAAGTCCGGGTGGCCAACCGCCGGAAGAACGGACTCGCCAAGACACTCCTCGCCGGAGCCGGTGGAGCCTCTGCCGTGAAGTCCATGGCGGCCGGCATGACCTCGATGGCCGCCATGAACGCGTATTGATTTCCCGTTATGTCAGGCGTCAACCCCCAGTATCAAATCCTCGAGCGGGACAAGGGCCGCAACATGCAGTCCGCTTGGTCTACCCATTGGGCGGACGTGGCCCGGTTCACGTGCAGCGGCCGTAAGGATTCGCTCAAATATCAGACGCCAGCCGTCAACAACGGGGTGCCATTGCAGCCCGAGCGGCACAACGACACGGCGGTGGATGGCCTGAAGGTTTTCAGTGGAGGGGTGAAGACATGGGTCTGCCCCGGGTCTGGCACGGGGTGGTGGCAGTGGACGCCGCATGCCAGCCTGAAGGGTAACAACGAGGTGGCCGACTGGCTGGCGGACTGTGCCCAGCGGGCTGATGGGGTGATGGAGAATGCCGGGTTCTACGATGCCGCGCACAGTGTCTTCGAGGATCTGGGCATGATCGGCATCGGCTGCATGTTCATCGACGTGGGGGAGGACAAGCCACTCAGCTGTGTGCCGCTCTCGGCGAACGAGTTTGTTTTCACGGTCGACTTCGAGAAGCGGCCGAACAGTGCCCGGGTGACCTATAACAAGACCGCCCAAGAGTGGGAGACTAAGTTCCGTGGCCTGACCGGCGCGGTCCTGCCGGAGGCCATCCTGGCTGACCTGCGGTCCAAGAAGACGGACGCCGTCCATGAGATCATCCACGCGGTGTATGAGCGGGATTACGAGGCCCGGCAGGAGGCCCAGGAGTATGAGCGCAACCCGCTGAAGATGCAGTGGGCCAGCTGCTGGATCCATGTGTCCAGCAAGACGGTGGTGCATGAGTCCGGCTTCGATGAGTTCCCGTTCATCATTCCACGCTGGCGCATCATGACCGGCACTCCCGGCCTGTATGGCATCAGCCCGGGGATGGATGCGCTGGCTTCCGCCCGAGGGGTGAACCTGATGGACATGCTGATGGCCACGCAGGTGGAGGTGGCGCTGAATCCGCGGATCCTCGCCCCGCCCGGCACCGGCACCATCGACCTGAGCCCGGGTGGCATCACTCAGCGGCTGCCCGGCAGTGAGCCCCCCAGCGAGTGGCTGTCGGATGGGACGAGGGGTGGGGTCCAGAATGGGGAGAATTTCATTGTCAGGAAGGAGTCGCAGATCATGCGGGCCTTCCATGCTGACTTGTTTGAGCAGCTGGCCCCGATTGCCCAGAAGCGGGAGATGACGAATGGGCTGGTGGAGGCCTTGCAGCGGGAGAGCCTGTCGCGCATCTCTCCGGCGATGGGCCGTCTCAGCCAGGAGTTTGTGGAGCCGGCGATGCTCCGCATCTTCATGATTCTTTACCGGGCCGGTATCTTCGCCCTGCCACCGGACGCGGCGTTCTACTACAACGCGGCCGGTGAGAAGTACCTGATCTTCCCCCGGGTGGCACAGACGAGCCGGATGGCACAGGCGCTGAACAGCCGGAAGGTGTGGGCCTACCGTTCCGCCGTGGAGCGGGTGCTGACGCTGTCCCAGCTGATGCCGGAGGTGATGGATATCTACAACTGGGACGCGATGCACCGGGATCTGGACCGCGGTGATGGGATGCCGACCGAGTGGCACCGCACCGAGGACGAGGTGATGGACCTGCGGCAGGCGAGGGCCGAGGCCCAGCAGCAGCAACAGCAGCAGCAGATGGCGCTCGAGATGGCGACCAAGCAACCCGAACTGGCCATGCAGGCTGCGGGGATGGCACAGGCTGCATGACTTTATGAAGAGTATTGAACAACTGATAGCGGAGTCGGCGGATCCCCAGCAGGTATGGGACGACTGCATGACGGTCCTCGACCATCCCGCGGGGCAGCGTTTGCTGCGCTTTTACTTGGGTATCCTGCCTGTCTTCAGTTCTCCCCTCGGCGCTACGGTGGAGGAGACGCACGTCAACATCGGCCGGTGCGAACTGTTTATGTCCATGTTCCGGCGCTCACAGCAGCGCATCACGGCGAGCGACATGGCCCCTGAGTAATTTATGTCAAAACCAACACCAAAACCAACCACCCCCGCCTGGGATAACGCGGTGGGTGAACCTGAGCCGGCCGCCGTGGCCGTGAATCCAATCAAGCCACCTTGCCCAGAGACTCATCCTGAGTTCGGCGACCTCACCCCGGCCTACGTGGGCTGGTTTAAGGACAACCACGAGGCGGACGAATACATCAGGAAGTACGCCGGCCGGATGGAGATCGCTGAAAGACAGCGGGGAGGTGTCGTATGAGCGAGGAGGCAACCCTCGAACCTGCCGTGGTCACGCCTGATGCCACCCCGGCCACCCCGGCCGCTGCGGATCCTTGGTCAGACTACCTGAGCAAACACGCGGAGCCGACCAAGCTGGAGCCCTACCGCAACGCGAAGAACAGCCTCGAGGCCTTTGAACTGGCCCAGTCCCGCCTGACCGAGGCCCAGACGGCGCTGCGTACCCGGCAACCCGGCCTGCCGGGCAAGCCTGCGGCTGATGCCCCCCCGGCGGTGGTGGCGGCATGGCGCACCGCGCACGGCCTGCCAGAGACACCGGAGGGCTACGGCCTCACCAAGCCGGAAGGTGTGGCGGACGAGCTCTATGATGCCGACGAGGCGGCGGCCTTCGCCAAGTTCGCCCATGAACAAGGGATGACACCGGACACGGTGAAGGCCCTGCAAAAGTGGTACGCCGAGAACACTACCGGGAAGCTGGGAGCCATGCAGCAGCAGCAGCAGGCACAGGACGAGGCGATGCGGGCCAGCGAGGCCTCACAGCTGAGCAAGCTGTACGGTGATCGGCTGGACACTACCCTGCGTGACCTTCAGGCCATGGCTCAAGCGGCCGGCAAGCCGCAGGGGATCTTCGACCCGGCCAGCCCTGACTTCTGGGGAGTGGAGGCGGTGGAGTTTGCGGCCAAGATCGTGCAGATGGTGCCCCGCGGTGAAGATGCCGCGGTGCGTGCCATGGGCAGCCCTCTGGCCACCGGCCAGTTCGATCTGGCATGGGCTAAGGCTTCCATCGTACCCGGGCACAGCGACTACGAGGCGGTGACCAATCCGCGGCACCCGAGGTTCCAAGAGCTCAGCCAGCTGCGCAATCTGGCCTACGCCGCCGGACGGTAGATCTCATCACAGG